TCCTTTTTCATTAAACAAATAATATTCTTGATATCCACTTGTATCAAGTTCCGGCCCTTGTGATCCTTCTGTTATTCTAGGCTGTCTAACTTTTTTTATTTTAAGAGGATCAATTGGTCGTAGTTCTAATATACCACGTTTAGGATTTCTATCATCTATAATAACATGAAAATATAACCTACCATCAACATACCATTTTCGAAATAGTTCATAACCAACTTTTCGGAAATCAAGTAAACGAACTAGTTCAGAAAATTCTTCTTTTATACTTTCTTTGATTGTATCTGATAGATTTGATTTTTCTAGGCTAACACTAACAGGGGATTCTTCTCTGTTCGTAACGACAGCTTCATTAATTACATCATCTATTGCTTGATCACATTCAGGAAATGTTGACATTTCTCTATATTTTCGGATCAATTCTTGTTCATTTTTAGCGTAACCCTCTAGATCAACATACGTACCGTATGCGCCTCCAGAAGGAGCAACTTCAAGTGCTCCATCTTCTGGCTCTGGGAGAGCAAAAGATTTTTTTACTTTTTTATCTTGATCTGTTCTTCCTATAGAAAATCCAAATAATTCAATTGCCATACATTCTTCCTAATAGGTGAAATGGGAGCAGATTAATCTACTCCCATATATAATTGTTTCTGACATTAATATTTATACTACTAATTATGAGCCTCGTGGTCCGCCGCCACCGGAACCTGTACCTGATGCAGCTGATCTCCAGTAGTTGTATTCCCATGTAATGTCAAAAGTTTGAATATCATTTGTGTCCCATGATAAGGCTATTTCTCCACATGCAGAAGGCCACACATCTATAAATTCATAGTGTTTAGTAGGACTTGCTTCATTAGCAGTCTTAGAAAATTGCTTAACTGTTAATTTTCCAGTATAAGAATTTGAACCTAAAATTTTCATCATACCAGGATCTCTTTTGTTTGTTGCATGAGAATTAATTCTCTCCATCCAACTTTCAATATTGTTTCTGATAGCCATATCTTCATCATTATAAACTGATGTTGTTATTTGACCGGCCGCGCGATTACCTGGAATATTCAAAGCTCTACCCATAAATGTAACTGTAGCTACATCTATAGTTGATGCTGGAAATGATACACCTTTACATAGAAATTTAAAATTATCTACTGATCCAGCAGTACCTTTATTATCTGTAAGTTCACATTGAAATAAACTAGCTAATGCTCCGCCTTGACTTAAAGCTGAGGTGAACGTATCAATGTTAAAATTTGCCATATTTTTTCCCCGATGATTAAATTAAGATGGATGGGGAAGCTTATTTTTACAAGTGCACTCTTCAGCAATCACCGTCTTCCCCCATCTTTAATAACTTATTGTATTACTATTTATTATCTTGCACCAATAATTTCACTAAATTCAACGCCAGAACGTACTGCTACGAATTGTAGTTGTATGAAGTTAATTGAACGAGATGGTTTTACGTAAATATCTCCTCTGAATTCATTACGATCAACTACATCTGGAGGATTATTACTATCGTCACAGACAACAGCAAAATCTTGTACCCCGCCTCTTCCTTGAATATCTCTCAAGAAAGGTTCAACGGTTGATGTAAATCTTGAACGTGTGAACGAATCGTTAAATTCAAATAAGAAAGATTCTGCCATTCTTGCGATAGACTTCTCTAAAAGAATAAACAACCGTCTTACGTTGATTCTATCAAACGCAGAAGGTTTAGCTAATAGAGTTTTATCACCAAAAAGAAGTATTCCACTTCCTGGCATTGCTGTAACAGGATTAACTCCATTTTTATAAAGTTCATCCCTCTGTGTCTTATTTGGATTAAAAGGAAGTTTGATTGCATTACGGATATTACCACGTTCAATTCCGGCTGGTGACCAGAAAGGATCACGGGAAGAATCTGTAAATGCACAACATCCAGCAATATCACCATTCAATGGTACATATCTGTACACATCGTTGTACTTATCGTACATATATTTCCATCCAGAGTCCATAACTGCATAAGAAGAACTAGGCATAGAATTTCTATGATCTACTACATCTGTAGTTTCGCTTCCTGCGTTATCAACAACATTTGCTTGAAGTGGTGAAACAAAAGCCACACAATCTTTACGATATTCTGCAATATTATTGATACAATGGATTTGAGTTGCGGCAGTTGCGTCGCCAGTCATTAGAAGTGTTACATCAATCTTCTCGGCATTTTTGAATTCATCAAAACCTGTCTGAACATTTCCGGCTGTCGCGGTTGAACCTGCGGCACCACCTGTCATACTTCCAGATATGATAATTCCTTTACCATTAAATGTTCCTGATGCTGCTCCACCCCACGCTGTTGTTGCAAGTGCAGAATCTGCATCACCAGAGGCGTCATGATCCATCCAACGAACATACGAGGATTTTTTATTTACTAAATCTTTATAGTAAATACTTTGACCATCTTCACCTTTAGCTCCACCGGCAACTGAACCAGTATAAGTTTCTACTACTGTATTGTTTGCTCCGGTAAATTCTCCATCTTCATCAATAATAGCAATATGAACTTCATCCTGTGCTCCACTATTTCTTGCACAATGTGCGGAAGTAGTAGGATCACCATCAAAAGAATCTGCATATTCCCATTTTCGTGACCAGGTGTTAGCAGTAGCTGCGGCAACAAAAGGTTGTGCAACAGTTAATGAGGTATTACTTGCGATTGCTGAAACTCTACGTTCTTCGTTAGTTCCGACAAGTTTTACTAAATCTCCTACATTTACCTGAAGATCAAATAATGTACTAGTTCCCGTAACAGTTACGCCATTAGCACTCGCTGCACATGTTCCAACCATTTGAGAAGAAGGCTCACTAAATCCTGATCTCTTATGTCGAACAGCGGCTCCTGCAGTAATATTTGATCCGTGTGAACTACGTGCAACTGCGGCTGCAGCTGATGCAATTGAAGCTATTACTAATTTATGAGTTCCTAATGTAATAACATCTCCTACACTTAATTCTGTAGTAAATAATGTACTTGCTGAAACTGCTGCAAGAGCTCCACTAGTTTCAGTCCATGTCATTGTTCCTGTAAGGGCAACATCTGTATTACTATTAAGTGTTCCATCACTATTTGTGTTTGCTTTTGAGGCTCCACATAAGGAAACTCTTAAACTATTTCCTAGGTCTCCAGCATATTTCGCTACAAAAGGACCATAGTCATCATTCTGGGTTCCTCCCATTTGAGGATCATAGGTATTTTCATATACTTCATCATTTGAAATGTAGACGGTATTTGATGAATCCATTGTTGCATTTTTTGCATCAGTTATATTAGGTGTACGTACTACTTTAAGGCTACCTGAATATGCTAGATAACTTGCGGCAGTAAAAAACGATTTATATGTGGCAGCGTCAGGCTTACCAAATATACTCGATAATTCAGATTCATTAGAGACTGTAGTACTCCAATATGAAGGTCCCCACCTAAAAGGACCGGCGATTGCACCCTCCGTCATAGAAATTTCCGGAACAACAGTTGTTAAGTCAATTTCTTTGGTTACAACGCCTGGACTAATTGTAAAAGGCATCTTATCTCTCCTATAGATTTAAGTTGAAAGATTATTATGG